TTGTGGCTACCTATGGTGTTGCCGCTGTGGGTATTAATATCCCTAGGATTTTTAATTTGGTTCTTGTGGAACCCGGGAAAAGTTTTGTCCGCGTTATCCAAAGCATTGGACGCGGCATAAGAAAAGCCGAAGACAAAGACCATGTTCAAATCTGGGACATAACTTCAACTTGCAAATTTGCCAAGCGCCACTTGACCAAGCGCAAACAATTCTACAAAGAAGCCAACTATCCCTTTACTCAGGAAAAATTAGAATGGATGAAAATAAAATAACTGTTGCAGTGTGCGGAGACAGTTTTTGTACTGCATCAACTGTTGATCTCAAAGAAGTTGGAGTCCGCGCTCACTTTAGTCAGATACTCGAAGATCAATATGGCTACCAAGTTATCCACCTAGCTCATGGCGGATTTAGTAACACAGGAATCTTTTTTCAAATACAAAAAGCCCTTGAGCTTGGAGCCGATGTTGTGGTCTACAATCGAACATGGGCCAGCAGAATAAACTTGTCCATGCATGACAACTTTGAGCCATCTCAAGGCCTAAAGAATTTTATCTATTCTAATCCGCACATGCCCAGCACTGGTTCGCCGCATGTGGGAGATAACAAGGCTGCAATTTTTTCCACTGTGTGGCAGAATTTAGAAAACAGTACATTTTTTGATTTTACCAAAGAACAACTTGTTGCTGTTGACCTGTACATGAAGTATTTTATGAACTACAATTTTCAAGACACCATTGATGGATGGTTGTTTGAATTTTGGCACAACAAGATCTTGGATGCAGGTGTACTGCCTGTTTTTTTCAACAATGATAATGTGGGAAAAGTTGCTTATGATTTCAGTGGCAACAATCCCAACGTTGACACACCGTTTCACACGGATCGTGCAACTCAGCAAACAGTTGCCAACAACATACATCAAATAATACATGGGCAAAATATACAAAGACATCAATAACTTTCTGCCGCAAACTCCACGCGGAGTGTTTGTGGAAATTGGTAGCGACCGTGGAGAAGGAAGTACTCACACACTGGCTGAGCTGGCCCAACAACACAACACTCGGTTGATCACTGTGGACATTTCCAGCAAAGCACAGAGTAGATTGTCTCACACGTTACCAAACACTGACTTTGTTGTGGCATCTGGAGCTGTCTGGGCCAGAGACTTTGCCAACACTCACACCAATATTGCTGTGTTATATTTGGATAACTTTGATTACATCTGGGATATTGATAGTGTAAGTGCAGCCATCCGCCAACAAATGCATGACTACGCCGGACAAGGCATAGTAATGAGCAATCAAAATTGCCAAATTGAGCACATGCGGCAAATGGTTGCATTAACACCCTTGTTGAGCTCCGACGCTGTGGTAGCATTTGACGATACCTATTGTGTAAACGACTGTTGGATTGGCAAGTGCGGTCCAGCAGTAGTTTATTTGCAGTCGCTGGGTTGGACGGTGGTACACCAAACTTTAGATTGCGGCGTGATCATGAAAAAACTTGACAACACCAATTAAATTCTGTATACTGATAACATATGAGAATACTAACATTAGATAACACTTACTACGACTTAGATCACTTGCCAGAAGAAATTGATGATTTGAGATTTGCAATTTTAGATAACTCCAATCCTGCAGATCCAGACTATCACTTTATTCCGTTGATCTTCTTGGAGAGCTTCAACGCTCCTGCTTTGGTTTTACGCATAGGTGATATCACACTCAAAATGCCCATGGACTGGCAAATACTAATAGGCGAACCTGACATTGGTGACTTAGAAGTGTTGCCCTTGACATCAATCAATGATCGAGGCTTTAGAGTGTTTCAATTCAACCCACTGACCAGTTATAGGCCTAGCTTTCCTGACATTGAAATACTAGATGTCTATCATGAAGTCAGCTGGTTTGCACCCAAACTTAAAAATGGGCAAATGTTGGCTGTGCCTTTGAATAATGATCCGGAACCCGACTGTGTGTACTTTGTAAAGGACATCAGTCGCAACTGTGAAATTGTAGACTACAACAAGGCCTGGTAATGCCCTACACTGAACCAGAAATATTTGAAATCATCAATCGATTGGCCAGAGTATATCTGGAAAGTTATCCTGACGATCGAGAAGGCCTAGAACGATTCCTGCGTTGGGCACATTTACAATACGGCTACCAGTATGGGCAGTCTTAAACCAGACGCCACATACATTTACGAGAGAGCAGAAGGTATTATATATGCTCGAGAGTTTGGTGCTGATCCCAGTACACGTCGAGTGATAGGTTACGAATCAGGTAAGGAATATGATCCTATCACTGGACACAAAATAGATTACGATTCAAGAACAGCGGACGGTAGGCCGTTACGTGAGCACGTACAAGAAAATAAAATGTGGGCAGAAATTAGACGTGCGGCACCGACCAATCCCACTTTACAAGACGCACTAGAACGTGCTATAATGATTTATAAACTAACCAAAACTGATGAGTGATAACCTGTCCATTGGCAACGAGATGCAACAATTTGATCGTAAGAACAGAGAGTTCTATGATCAATTGTCTGATGAAGAACGCAAAAAGTTCAGCCCTTTTTTGATGATACGTTGGGGATCAGCAGTAGAAGGTTCACGTGAGCTTCAAGAATTTTATGTGATTGCCACCAATGAACGATTGAACAAACACTTTTTCAACATTAGTGCTGCCAGGCACAAAAAGCTTCAGTGGTTGCTGGCCACCACTGTGAGTCCCGGCTTGGGCACTCAACGGCACAACTGGATTGCGCCCAAGAAAAAAGATGCCACACTTACTGGCAAGCGAAAACAATTGGCAGAAATTTACCCACATCTCAAAGATGATGAAATCAATGTGCTGGCAGGAATCACATCGCAAAAAGAAATAAACGAGTACCTCAAAAAATTTGGTGAAGGATCATAATGAAATATCAACAGCTGGTGGTCAATGGGTGTAGTTACATGGAAAGCTATGCCAGCGGATTTGGCCATCAAGAATTAGCAGAACGACTGTCAATCCCCCAGGCCATAAGTTTGGCTATCGGGGGCAGTGCCAATTCGCGTATTATTCGAACCACGCTCAAGCACAGTTACATCACGCTACAGCCCACATTGTATGTGTTGGGAATGACATTTGTCAGCAGAGAAGAATTGCCAATTTTGCAAGCCAGCAGTGATTTTGAAGGTCGATGGACTAATTTTCAAAATCAAAGCTGGAGTTCGCGATGGGATGCTCCTTGGACACAAGCAGATACTGATGCAATGATTGAGCTCAAACTCAAATGGGAATTGAATAGCATACTGGATCGTGCAGAAGATCTCATGTATCGTATACTTGCTATGATACACAGTTTGAAATCTAGAGGCCATGCTGTGATAGTGTTCCAGCAGGCTGATAATTTATACGAATCTTATTTAGATTCACCAAGACTAAAATTGTTTCATAGTGAACCTGAAATAGTTGAAGGATACAAGTGGCGTGCTATACCATGGCAGCATGAACGAGGAGTTCCGGCAACAGATTATGGTCCAGGAGCTCTTCAGTATGTGCCACCAGAAATAGCACATCGACAACCAGGATTTCATCAAGAACTAAACATGTTTTTGACTGCATGGATCAACAACAACAATCTACTAAAATGACTCAGTGCCAGTACTGCAAAAAAGACTTTGCTCGAGAAACCAGTCTAGCAGTGCATGTGTGCGAGCCCAAACGGCGCAGACAGGAACGAACAGAGCGCGGTGTGGAACTGGGTTTTCAAGCCTACATACGATTCTATGAAATGAGCCAAGGATCAGCCCGGCTCAAGACCTTTGATGACTTTGCTGACTCGCCTTACTATCGCGGCTTTGTGAAGTTTGGACGCTATTGTGTGAGCACAAAAACTATCAATCCCAAACAGTTTCTTGAGTGGCTGTTAAAGAACAACAAAAAGATTGATCGGTGGGCAAGTGATCAACTGTACACAGAATATCTCATACAGCATTTGCCCGTGGAGAATGTTAACGATGCTCTAGCACGAGCAGTGGAGTTTGGCATGGATTGGGCAGAGAAAAATTCAGCACAGCCACAGGACTGCTTGAGATACGGCAGCACTCCAGCCATGTGCTATGCAGTCACAACAGGTAGGATATCACCTTGGGTGATTTACAATTCAGAGTCAGGACAACAGTTCTTGGGTGAACTCTCTCCTGATCAGATCAGCATGGTATGGCCTTACATCGACTCAGATGTATGGCAAAAGAAGTTTCACAACTACCCAGCGGATCAAGAATACGCAAAAGACATATTGAACAAGGCAGGTTGGTAACATGGAAGCAGTGATATTTTTAACACTCATACTCTTGCAGATCAAACACTGGTACATTGACTTTGTGGATCAAAGCATGGCAGAAGTCAATCACAAAGGCCAATACGGACACTGGCTGGGCATGCGGCACAGTCTCAAACAGGGCATTGGCACAGCCCTATGTGTTGGGTGTGTGTTAGGCCCTGTATACTGGGCCGCCAGCATAATGATGGGTGTGATAGATGCTGTGCTACATTATCACATTGACTGGGCCAAGATGAACTGGGGCAATAGAGACCTTCAGAATCCCAGCTTCTGGGCACACTTGGGTCTAGATCAGATGGCACATCAGTTGACTTACATTGGCCTTGTGGCTATAATTGCATTATGATTAGAAATATTAGCGGCAGCAAATACATTCAAGTATCAGGTGGCATGTCTACCAATCCATACATCAGCCCAGGTGCCAGCGGTGCAGGCATGGTGCGATGGAGTCCCAGCATGAACTGTTTGGAAATTAATGATGGCAACTCCTGGCAACAGCTTCACTCATCACATCCTATGATTTCACTCTCATCAGACGCCGAAACCCTGTTGGATTGGGCGCGAGCCAAGCGTGATGAAGAATGGCGCATTGCTGCCTTGGCAGCCAAGCATCCCACAGTGGCAGATGCCTTGGCAGCAGTTGAACTGGCCCGGGAGAAACTGCAAGTTGTAACTGCACTTTGTGACACTGATTCAAAATGAGCGCAGACATTGACATTGATGTGCCGGACAGAACGGCTGTGTTGAAACTGATTGAACACACTGCCGCACGGCAACTGCATCAAGGCCAAGTGCGTAAGCACAATTCAGGCATCTATGTTACAGACATTCCTAGAGACATACCCAATGGCTGTGCAGCCATAGACTATGAGTCAGCAGAACAGCGTGGATACTTCAAGATAGATCTGTTGAACATGAGTGTGTATCAGTTGATCCGTGACCCGGCACACTATGCGGCTATGTTGGCAGCCGCACCACCATGGAGTAGACTATGGACCGACACTGCCTGGACCAAGCAACTAGTGCATGTGGGCAACTACACAGATTTGATGACGTCAATGCAGCCAGATTCAATACCCAGAATGGCAGCGTTTATTTCAGTTATTCGTCCGGGCAAAGCACATCTACAGAATCGTCCATGGACAGAAGTGTTTGCTGAAGTATGGAACGGAGATGACTCACGTGGATACACATTCAAGAAAAGCCACTCGGTCTCCTACGCAGCTTTGGTAGCATTACACATGAACTTGCTCAATCAAGACGTCGCACAAGTGTGATTGATTTTCGCTTGCTTTTTTTGCGAGCAATGTCCATCAAACTGCACACTGGACCGTGTAAAACTTCAAGATCTTTGTTGGAAAACGTGCGCAACGTAAATCTAAATTTGTCCCAATCTTGACGAAGGAATATGTTGATGGGGATGGATCTATTGCTTTCCCACCACCACTGGTTAGCCAGTTCTAAAAACAACATTTTATCTTGTTGGTCAACTACAGATCCAAAGTCGTAGATGGTAGTCACGCTGTCATCTCTGTTTTGTATAATGCCCACGTATTCTGCGTTTGCATAACTGCAAAGAGTGATAAACGGGTATTTTTCTGCCAGCTTATCGAAGATTGTATTACCCATAAATATTGTTCGAGGATCCTATGTATTCAACCACCGTTTACTTATACCAGCAAATTACCAAAGTCTTGTTAGTTGACACCAGTGGTGGATATTTCACAGCGAGGTACGACCCAGTGTATGCAAAACAATTAACTGTAAACAAAGGTGTAGATAATGTTCTACTCTTTGAATTTATCAATCAAGAACAGAAGCCGGTAAACATCACTGGCTCTGCATTTGTGTTTCGTTTGATGAGTCAAAACGGAGACAGAGTACTGGTGGAAAAAGACATGACAAGTCTTAGCAATTCACTGGGGCGAGTAAAAGTGGTGCTGAACATTGAAGACACCATTAATTTGGTTGCACAACCCGCCAGTTATTCAATACAGCGCACTTCTGGTGATTACATACAAGCAGTATATGTAGACGCCAACAGCCAAGCACGTGGTGATTGCAACATTGTGGATTCTATATTGCCACAATTTGTGCCCAGTCATGAACTTAGTATACCCACAATTTATGGCAAAGCTCAACAACTAACACCCGGACCGACCAACTATCCCGACTGGGCTCTTACACCTCCTCCAGTAAATACCACGCAACTTACTGAATTCTACAGCAGTTTTATTGACACATCTCATCAAAGTTTGACAACAGTCAAGATGGATCTGGATCACTTTACAGGCACTGTGAAATTTCAGGCTGCACAAGATTATGAATCTATTTGGTACAATGTAACTGACAGCTATACTTTTTACAATGAAACTTCTACACAATATTTCAACGTGGTAGGATTTTATCCACTGATTCGAGCAGCTTTTAATAACAGCCAAGGATTTGGTGGACAAGCATCCGCACAGGTTTCACCTACAGGCGTGGTCACAGGAATCAGTTTGAGCAATGCTGGTAAAAATTATGTGGCTGCACCCAAAGTTCAAATCTTAGGAAATGGTTCGGGTGCCGAAGCAATTGCAACCATTGGAGCCGACGGACAAATTGCAACCATTGTAGTGACCAATGGCGGTTCAGGTTACTTGCCAATTCAATACCAAGGCACACAACAGGCCACGGTAATGATTACCACCGGATATATTGACAATCTCCAATATCGTTGATTTAGCACAGCTGATCTGCTATACTGTATAGATGCTTGACATCCTTGCGTATCTACCTGCAAAAAGAAAACCCACGCCATCTGGTTGGTTGAGTTTCAACGCGGTTTGTTGTCAGCATAACGGCAGCACTCGAGACACAAGAGGCCGCGGCGGACTTAAAGCTACCGAAGCAGGTTGGAGCTATCACTGTTTCAATTGCGCCTACACAGCCAGCTTTATTATGGGGCGTACACTGAGTGTGAAAGCTCGTAGACTGCTTGGATGGATGGGTGTTCCAGACAACGAAATTGAAATGCTTAATCTTGAAAGTCTGCGGCATCGCAGCATACATGGCATACTAGAAGATCGACAACAGGCCTGGAACCAATTGGCTGGTATTGCATTTGAAGAACGGGACTTGCCACCACATGCTGAGTTGTTGATGCCCGAACATGGACCATATTGGGACTATGTGCGTAGTAGACATGTGCCCGAAGACTTTCCTGCCATGGTACAGATAGAGAATGATGGTGTTCATTGGACACGCCCGCATGTGGTCATACCATTCACATACGAAAACAAAATTGTAGGTTACACCTGCAGATTTTTAGACAACAAGCAACCCAAGTTTATTTCAGACAGCCAGCCGGGTTATGTGTTTGGAACGGACTTACAGCATAAAAATTGGACCAATGTGATTGTGACAGAAGGCATCTTTGATGCATTGAGTATTGGTGGTGTGGCTGTGATGCACAATACCATAAGTGACGCACAGGCTCGACTGATACGCAACTTGGGACGAGACATAACTGTAGTGCCTGATCAAGATCTAGCAGGCATAGAACTGGTGGATCGTGCTGTGGAACTTGGATGGGCGGTAAGTATACCCGAGTGGCCAGAAGGCTGCAAAGATGTTAATGATGCTGTGATTGTGTTAGGGCGTGTGGGCACCTTGCTAACTATTATGGCAGCCAGAGAAACCAGTAAAATCAAAATAGAACTAAGGAAAAAACAACTTGTTAAAAGAATACGGACTTGACGTTCAACGTTTATTTCTAGAAATGATGTTGGAGGATGCACAAAGTTATGTGCGTGTTCAAAATATCTACAACCCACAGAACTTTGACAAAAGTTTGAGACCTGCGGCTGAGTTCATTAAAGAACATTCTGACAAGCACAAGACCCTGCCGGAGCGCACACAGATTTCTGCTACCACTGGCGTTAAACTGCAATCAGTGCCGGACCTGAACGAAGGTCACTTTGACTGGTTCATGGGCGAGTTTGAAGCATTTACTCGGCGCCAGGAACTAGAACGTGCTATTTTAAAAGCCGCAGACTTACTTGAAAAAGGTGAATATGATCCTGTTGAAAAACTCATCAAGGATGCAGTACAGATATCACTTACCAAGGACATGGGCACAGACTACTTTGCTGATCCTAAGGCTCGCATTGAGAAATACTTTAACTCGGGCGGGCAAGTAAGCACAGGATGGCCACAACTGGATAGATTGTTGTATGGCGGATTCAGTCGCGGCGAACTCAACATTTTTGCAGGCGGCTCAGGATCAGGCAAGAGCTTGGTCATGATGAACATTGCGCTTAACTGGCTACAGCAAGGAATTAGCGGTGTGTACATTACACTAGAACTTTCAGAAGAGCTTACTAGTTTGAGAACAGATGCCATGTTGACCAACATGAGCACCAAAGACATTCGCAAGGACATAGACACTACAGAGCTCAAAGTCAAGCTGGTGGCCAAAAAGTCAGGCAACTATCAAGTAAAAGGCCTGCCCGCACAATCAAACATCAATGACATTCGTGCTTATTTGAAAGAGTATCAAATTCAAACAGGCAAGAAGGTAGACTTTGTGATGATTGATTACTTGGACTTGTTGATGCCTGTGAGTGCAAAAGTTTCGCCAAATGACTTGTTTGTGAAGGACAAGTATGTTTCAGAAGAACTGCGTAACTTGGCCAAAGAACTGGGCATCTTGATGGTAACTGCGTCACAGTTGAATCGATCAGCTGTGGAAGAAATTGAATTTGATCACTCGCATATTTCGGGTGGTATTTCCAAGATCAACACAGCAGATAACGTGTTTGGTATCTTTACAAGTCGTGCAATGAAAGAGCGCGGCAAGTATCAGATCCAGTGTATGAAGAGTCGAAGTTCGACCGGCGTTGGTCAAAAGATTGATTTGGAGTACAACATTGAAACTATGCGCATTACTGATGAAGGTGGGGATGATAGCGAAAACGGGTTTAGTAAAAAGCCCAGTACAAGTATCATGGACTCGATCAAAGCAAAAAGCCTGGTTAGTGCAGCCGCAGACGATGCCAAGTCTGTACCTTGGGAACGACCACAAGCTCGAGAAGGTTTTGATTTAGAAGCGCCAAAAGTCACAGCCGATGTACAAAGCGCCAAGCTCAAGCAGTTGTTGGGCAAAATCAAAACATCATAACATGTCCGAGTTTTGTAGACATTTAACCAATGGATTGGTTTATAATAATAACACTACTACGTTTACCATGTCTCCGTGTTGTTTTTTTGCTGAAGAGAACAGCGTAGACCCAGATAAAGATTTGTCAAAGCAATTAACAACTCATAGGATGCATTGGGTAGATGCAAAGGTTGATACTTCTTGTAAAATTTGTATTGACGCTGAATCTAGAGGAGCACACAGTTTTCGACTAGCATCGTTTGACACTATAACAGGGGCCAACAACAAACTAGAATTTTTAACAGTAGCAGTAAACAAAAAGTGCAATCTAGCTTGTCCATCGTGTAACTCAGGATCAAGCAGTTTTTGGTACCAAGAAAATCTTAGAAATAATGTACTACAACCAGTACAGATTCATCAACTTCATAACGATGATCGTCAAGGTGTTACTACTGACAAGTTTATTAGTTTGTTATCCGATCAAGATCTAACTGAATTAAAATATATTAAATTTGGTGGTGGCGAGCCGTTAATGACAGACACACACACAAAAGTTATGTCGTTAGTTCCCAATCCTAGTAATGTAACTATACAGTATACTAGTAATTTTAGTATCATGCCAACTCAATCAATAATGGCAATTTGGGAAAAGTTCAAGTTAGTCAAATGGATTGCAAGCCTTGACGGTGTTAATGAACAATTTAGTTTTCTACGTTGGCCATACCGTTGGGAAAAATTAGAAGAATTTGCAAATAGTGCTATAAACACAGTTCCTGGCAATGTTATGTTCGGAGTCGAGCATACTATAAATCCTCTAAACATATTTTATTTTGATCAGTTTGAAATTTGGTTTAACAAACATCTTGGATCTAATAGATACGGTGACAAATCAGATTTTAATGTGCATTTGTGCACCGGAACACTTGGCCTAGAGCACACACCACCAGAATTGCGTAACAAAATAAAAGCCAAATATGGTAATACCCATCAGGTAACAATTGCTCTCAATCAAAAACCATATTCGGGTAACACCGCAAAACTAGTGCAATACCTTGATCAACTTGATTTTCAACGAGGAACAAATTGGAGACAATTATTTCCAGAGGTGCAAGAGTATTTTAATGCTTAATTTGATTTGTTTTCCGCACTATACCTGTGGTGGCCTGTTATGTGACATAATGACAGGGTTGTTTTCTCCAATAGGTACTAACGGCGGGATTGATAGCATACATCATAGTGTAGGCAAAATTGGTGATACAAGCACAGTAATGCTTGATTACGATGCAGATAAGTTTATGCAAAAAGTGTCTTTAATGGACACCAAAAATGATACCTGGATTGGGACACATTGCTGGCCGGGCCAGTTGCCGTTAGATAACTTTAACAAAATATTGATAGTTACAACAACAACATTTAAAAGTAAAATTTATAGATGGGCAAGAGTACATCATCATTATTTTTTACCTACTTGGAAAAACTTATCTGGAATAGATTTAGTTGACAAATCTAGAGAAACTGCAAAAAACTATTTGATCCCATTTCAACCAGTACTCGACAAACCCAATGTGTTAAATGTTGAATTTGCAGATGTTGTAGAAACTACACCAGAGTTTTATCATGCTATTGACTATCGAGAATCTGCTGACCACATGGCACGATGGAAAGAAGTAAACTATTTTTTGTACACTGAAAATTTTTGGAAAAGCCAAGCAGTTGATCAATTCTACCAAGCTGAGTTAGAAATCAATCTTGGTAGATATTATAGATACATTTAAGAGTTGACAACTTTGATAACAGCAAAGTTTAACACAATGGCTTCACCTAGTGACCCAGCGTTCATGTTACCCACACTAATTCTGCATGACCCAGCTGCCACAGCGTCTACTTGAACGTTGTATGCACCGGCAGTCGCGCCAGACGAAATACAAACATATACTACGTCAGTGGCAGCAATAACGCTGTTAGTTAATGTAAAGCTGACTTCTGCTGCCGCAGCCAATGCAGCATTGTTCATGGTGATTTGTCCACAACGTTTGTTGAGTGTTACACTAGTTGCTTTACTGGTGGCCTGTGTGACAGCGCCGCCGGTGCCGGTGCTGTATCCCACAGCAGATCCTGCGCTGCCCAGCAATGGGCGATTTAGATCGTAAACAGTTACAGTTGTGCCGCCGTCTGTGGTTGTGAATTGAAATTGATAAGTTCCTGTAGCGTCAAATGTGATCACGTTTGAACTGATGCCTTGAATACCAATAATACCCAGGGTCACAGCAGCCGGCAATGTAACAGTGTATGCTGTGTTGGTAATGTTAATGGCCAGCTGTACTATACCAGCACTGCCGCTGGTTGGAAAATTGCTGAAGTTCAAACTGATACTGCCAGTTGTGCTGACGTATTGATATTGTCCTGCAGAATAATCCACGCTGACTGAACCAGAAGTTGTGGTAATTGGCACATAGGTGTAGCTGACATCTTGCAATTTTACAGCATAAATGAGATTGTCGTTCATGTTGTTGTCAAGTGTGGCACCAGTTAGTGCAGATTTAAAAACTGCGTTGGTTTGTAATGCAGTTATTTCGTCTGCTGCATATTGAAAATTAGTGCTAGTGTTTGTGAAATTATCCCGGAACCCTTGTGTGTTGTTGGGAACGCCGGCTACTGGATAGTTTCCGTCGATGTTGTTAGGGTTGATTTGACTGGTCATTGCGAATCCTTGATTGTTATAGATATTTATTGCTAACCAGATTTCGCTAAATAATCCAAAGGTCCCCGAGCAAATGCAAAAGAAAACTCGTAGCTTGTTAGAAGAATTGGATTCCATGTATGTGGAACGCGATCGTCGTCTAATAATTGAAAATAGAGCCAACAATGTGATAGAATCTGCTATTCGTTTGCTAGAGCAAATTGAATCAGAATACACTGCTGATCAGGCTGAAAATCTCACTAGAAAATTGCTCAATGCCATACGTCTTAAAGATTCCACAAAGTTTGCCAGATCTGTAAGGAGAACTCATGCAGATATATGAAATTACCAATGGCCGCCGCATGAAAGAAGCTTTTGCTCCTGGCAGCGCCGGTGCACAGACCAGTTCTTTTTTGGGTGGTGTTGGCAAAAATCTAGCCAAGGCCATGATTCCTGCTGGTGGTAATACAGGTCCTGAAAACCAGTACACTGGTACTATGGTTGCCCCGGGACAAGAAGGAGGTGCCGCTGCCGCTGCTTCAGCACCTGCTGTGGCTGCATTGGCCAAAACTCTGCAGGCACAGTGGTCGGACACAGTGACACAAATGATGCAACAGGCCAAAAATCCCGCAACTGGCCGAGCTGGAGTTCAAAGCATCAAGGACATTCAGCCAATTGAAATGGAACGAGCCCTGGTCAATTTGATAAACACTAACCTTCAAAGAATGAATCGAACACTTAAGGACTATAAAGATGCTGCCAGCCAAGTGGACCAGGATGCCAACCAAGGACAATTACGAAACATGGTTGGAGACATGAGCGCAAACATTGACAAGGCCATTGATGCAATGTTGGTAACGGAACCCACTAGAACTAATGGAAAAAAATTAGCTGACCTTTGGGGCAGTATTGCCAAAATGAGCTATGGTATTGCTAACGAAGTTGAATTCAATCCAGTTTCTGGAAAAGCCGCAGCCGCAGCAAACACAAACGCAAACACAGATCCAAATGCAGCTGACCCGCAGTTGGCACAAGCAGCGCAACGAGCTGGCCTCACAGCTCAACAACTGAGGATCACTACCAAAGTTCCTCAGCAACGTGATCCAGCCGTAAACAAGGTGCTGGCCAGTATGGGTCTGTTGCAAGGCGCACCACAGCAACAGCAAAAACAAATGGCCGTGGCTGAGGCAAAAAAATGAGACTACTAGAAGGCGGCAATGTATTCAAAGATTCTGATGGTCGACCACTCACTGGGCGTATCAATCAAAGCGATGTAGCAGCCACAGTGCAATGGTTGGAAACACTCACAGGCTTGGAATTTCCACGCGAACGTTGGCTGGGCTCAACTGGTCGTAAGCCCACATCAGGTGACATGGACATGGCAGTAGATGCCAGTGAGATATCCAAAGAACAATTGGCAGCAAAACTAACACAATGGGCAACCAGTCACGGTGAAGATCCCAAAGCCTGGGTAAAGAAAAGCGGCGAAGTACACTTACGCACACCCATTAATGGTCGGCCAGAAAATGGCTATGTGCAAACAGACTTCATGTTCTTTCCCAACTTGGATTGGGGACAGTTTTACTATGGCGGCTCGGAAGATTCTGCCTACAAAGGCATGAACCGCAATGTGCTAATGAGTTCAATTGCCAAACAACAGGGACTCAAAGTGGGTGCCAATGGCATGTTCAGTCGCACCACAAACCAACTGGTAGATGGTGGCATGGATCCCGACTATGTTGCAAAAACTTTATTGGGACCACGTGCCACTAGAGAGAATCTTAAAAATGTTGAAAGCATTTATGCTGCTCTAGCCGGGGACAAAAATCGAGATGCCAAGCTGGCGGACTTCCGTGAATACCTGGGCCGCGAAGGACTACAAGAGCCAGGTGCTGTGAATGAAAACACTGAAGTGAATTTTCTAGCCAAGTTGCGCGACAGAATTGTAAATCAAGGCATGACGCCATTGATTGAAACAGAAGCAGCCAACCCATATCAAATTTACGAAGCAGAAGAACCTGGCGTGGGCGGCAGAGCCAAAGGCATTGAACACTTGGAAGATCTTGTGTTTCGCAAAGGATCACGTGGTGTGGATGAAGCATTGGCCATTATCCAACATGCCGCAGATGCACCACAAAAGACCACCAGTGTGAAGTGGGACGGCAAGCCTGCTGTGATATTTGGGCGCAAGCCCGCCACAGGCGAGTTTGTGCTCACAGACGGTTCTGGCTTTGAAGCCAAAGGGTACGATGGACTTGCTACTTCACCTAAAATGATGGCACAGATACAAAGCACACGCAAAGGTGAACGTGCGGAGTTGATACAATTGTATGCTGACCTTTGGCCACAGTTAGAAGCGGCTGTGCCCACAAACTTCCGTGGCTATGTAAAAGGTGACTTGTTGTACTACCCTGAACAGCCGTGGACAGAAGAAGCTGGTAATCTTGTGTTCAAGCCCAACACAGTGCAATATCGTATACCTGCTAAGAGCGCCCTAGGTCAACGAATTCGCAACAGCACCACAGGTATTGCCATGCACACCATGTATGCTGATCAAGGTGAGCCCAAGCAACCACTCAGCAGAGTGTCGTTTAACGAAGTACCAGGATTGTTTTTGATTGAACCAATTTATGGCAAAGGAATTGCACCGCAGGATCCTGCACAATCCAAAGGTCAGACTGCACTGATCAAACAAATCAAACAAATGCGCCGAAGCAAAGGTGCTGCCATTGATACCTTGTTCAATCCTGGCGAACTGCGAGCCATGCAAATCACAGACTTGGCCAAACTGTGCGTGGACTACATTAATTTTAGAATTGGATCAGGAAACTTTGACAACTTGTTGGCAGGGTTTGGTGAATGGTTGCAATCCAAAGTCACCCCAAGAAAATTTGCCAACATTATAGAATATCTAAAATCGCCTGCATCAAACACAGAAGGCCTGGCCGCTGCATTTACCCTGTTTATTCTGCTACACGATTTAAAGCTGGACATCTTGCGTAACTTGGATTTGAAAGATCCTGGGCACGAAGGTTGGGTTATGGCCACGCCAGCAGGCTATGCCAAAGCAGTAAATCGCTTTGATTTCACTGCTAGAAATCGTGCCCAAAACAATCCGCAACAGGCGTAATTTTTACCAAAAGGCTAAATAAAAGCAGGTCCACAAGGACCACTAACTTAAAGGAAATTTATCATGGCTTATATTACCCCCGTAAATGGTGATGCACAACCGGTATTTGCACTAGACGTACAAAACGGTCCAATCGCTGCTTCTACAAGCACCACTGGCGCTACTGCTACAGTTCAACCAGCTGGTCCTAAACTGGACTTTGTTCGCTTGGTTGCTAACAACAGCATGGCTACTCAGTCTGGTGTTCAGGAATACGTTGCTAACGTTATTCAAGCTCTGCAACAAACTTGCACAGTGGCTATGTACCAAGTTGATACAACTGCTTTGTCAGTTGCATACTACCCAACTGGTGCTTTTGCTAACGCCGCTACAGCTTTGGCTGCTGCCAACATTACCTTCACTGGTTATCAGTTGGACAGCGCAACAGCTAACGGTTTCAAGCTGGCTGCTTAATTTTTAGACTTGTTCTAAACCACCCCGGGATTAAAAACTCCGGGGTATTTTTTTGCCGTAAATATCACACGATGAAGTATATGTGCAAAACCCTCTTTGACTGCTCGCCCACTGGGATCACTGGGCATTTTCGCATAGGTCAAATCCCATTTGATGATCAAGTTGGTCAAGCAATCAACAACGTCAATGACTGGAACAGAGCAAGAAATCAACAGCGAAACTTTGAAACACTGATTCAAATAATCAGTCTGCGCAGTCAACCAGAGCGCATTCAGGCACCGCGCTGTAACAAAGGTGTGTGGAGTTTTAGCTTTGAAGTTGAAGCTGAAAGCACATTTGGCATTTCAGGAAATCATGATCCTTTTGCGGCACTGCATCAAGACTGCAACGGAGTGCCCATGCTAACTGGGCTAGACGAGCAGGAAGTTGTGGAAACAGTACTGCGTCCTGACCAGAACATTTGGTTTGAAACGGTAAATAACTGATTATGGCAGACACCACCGACATTGAAAAGAAAAGTCTCGAAGCCCACGTTGAACTGTGTGCCGAGCGATACAAAGCCCTGGAACTGCAAATCAGTTCAGTGCAAAAAGACATCGACGATGTCAAAGCAGTGGTCAAAGAAGTGCATGAAATTGTGCATACCATGTCTGAAAAACGCAACAATCAATTGATTTCTTGGGGCCTGGGAATCATAACATTTTTAGCTGGCACAGTAGGCTGGCTAGTCTCGCACTACGTACTCAAATGACTCGAGAACAAAAACTTGAACGCTGGGCCGAGCGTGAAATGCGCCACAGTATTGACAAAATGATTTTGGATGATAACTCAGGTGGTTGGGTTGTGTTTGGAAAATATCACATCACACCAGAGCAGCAAGTGTTTAATGT